CAGGTAGTACTGCCCCTGATCAACGCGGGCGTACCAGGTGCCTTTGCCGATCTGGTCGGTCTCGTGAATCGAGTCGATTAGGGTGTAGGTGCATTCGCTCATTTTCGGCTCCTGCGCAGTGCGCTCGGATCAGCAGGCTGGATTGCCTGGGTTGATGGGCTCAGTGTCCACGAGATTGATTGCTGTCAATAAAATAATTCAAACTCAAGATTCAATCAATTTTAGTAGGTCATTTTGGCCCACTTCCTGCCATAGATGCCCTTATCTGACCGCCCTAATTTGCGGTCTATGCCAGACATCCCCGATCTTGCCGAGCAGATCGCAGCCGCCGCGGCTCTCCCAAAGAGCGCGACGGGGGACAACGGAAGCGCCACCCAGCACGACCTCTCCCAATTGATCGAGGCCGACCGGTATCTGGCCGGGAAGAAGCGCCAGGGGCTCGGGATCAAGTTCTCCAAGATCGTTCCGGGCGGGGCGACCTAATGGCCACCGCGCGCTCCATCGGCGTCCAGCGCGCCCTTGCCGCCCGTCAGGCGTGGCAGGCGAAGGCGAAGACCAGCAACCAGGACCGGGCCAAGCTGGAGATGCAGGCCGCCGTTGCGCTGGCAACCCGCGGCATCCGCGCCCGCTTCGACTCAGCCCAGACCACGGACGAGAACCGCCGGCACTGGGCCGCAGCCGATGGCCTGAGCGCCGACCTTGCCGCCTCCCCCGGTGTCCGCCGCATCCTGCGCAACCGCGCCCGCTACGAGCACGACAACAACACCTACGCCAAGGGAATCGTCAAATCTCTGGCGGAGGACTGCGTTGGCACCGGCGCCCGCCTGCAGCTGACCAAGCTCCCGAAGGAACTGGCCCGCGAGGTCGAAGCGAAGTTCTCCGAATGGTGCCGCGCTGTCGATCTCCCCGAGAAGATGCGCACGATGCGCAAGGCCCGGGCGAAGGATGGCGAGGCGTTCGCCGTGCTCGTCTCCAACCAGATGCTGCCGACCCCGGTCAAGCTTGACCTCCGATTGATCGAGGCCGAACAGGTCGCCACCGTCAGCGGCGCGCTCCCGACTCCCAACTCGGTGGACGGGATCAAGTTTGACGCCTGGGGCAATCCGCAGGAATACGAGGTCCTTCGCGAGCACCCCGGTGGCCGGGCCTACTTCTCGAATCAGCCGCTTATCGTCCCTGCTCGGGAGATGATCCACTTCTTCGTGGCTGAGCGTCCGGGCCAGCGTCGCGGAATCTCCGAGCTGACCGCCTCGCTCCCCCTCTTCGCACAGCTCCGCCGTTGGACCCTCTCAGTCCTGGCCGCTGCCGAGACTGCGGCCGACTTCGCCGCTATCCTCAAGACCCAGGACGGCGCCTCACCGGATGAGGCCGCACCCGCCAATGCATGGGAGCGCGTCGAGTTTGAACGCCGGTCCATGACCACCTTGCCCGCGGGCTGGGACATCTCGCAGCTGAAGGCGGAACAACCGACCTCCACCTATGCCGAGGTGAAGCACGAGATCATCAACGAGATCGCCCGCGAAAACTCGGTGCCCTACAACATCGCCGCCGGCAACTCTTCGAGCTACAACTACACCTCGGGACGCCTGGACTTCCAGGCCTACGAGCGTTCCCTGTGGATCGACCGCGGCCGGATGGAAGCCCAGATCCTGGCGCGTGTCTTCTCGGAGTGGAAGCGCGAGGCGATCCTCATCGAGGGCTATCTGTCGCAGGCCCTGCGTCTGGCTTCGACCGACTGGACGCACGTCTGGTACTGGCCCGGCTTCGCGTTCATCGACCCCGAGAGCGAAGCCAAGGCCGACGAGATCCGCCTCAAGAACGGGACCCTCACGCTTGCCGACTATTGGGCGCGCGAGGGCTCGGACTGGGAAGAGAAGCTGGAGACCATCGCCAAGATCGAACAGCGGAAGCGCGAGCTGGCGAAGCAGTACGGCGAAGCGACTGGCGGGGAGGTCCAGCTCCAGGCGCTCCAGGGCAACCAAATCGACGCCATCCTCAGCGTGTTGGGGCAGATCGCTACCAAGTCGATCACCCCGGCCGCCGCGAAGGAAGTCCTCGGCATCGCCTTCCCGTCCGTCGATCCCGCGCGCATCTCCAGAATGGCGGATGCGATCATCCCTGGATCCGTCCAGCCTGACCCGGCGACGGAAGCCGCTCCCGTGCAAGGGGCCGCAGCATGATCCGCATCGATCTCAGCACGCTCAATGCCCGTGTCGACACTGGCCGCATCATCGCCATTGCCGGCCAAGCGAAACTTGCAGCGGCCACGCAGGAAGCCGGCGCTCTCCGCCGCTTCCATATGGACGCCTACAACGGCGGGACCATGGCCTTCGCCTGGTCTGTGGATCCGGTCGTCGTCGATCTCGCCGGAATGTTGATCACCGACAAGCCCCGCCCGATCCTCAAGGATCACGAATCGAAGCAGGTCGTCGGCCATTCCGAGAAGATCACCAACACCGGAACCTCCCTGACCGTTGACGGCATCGTGTCGGGCACCGGGCAGGCCGCCGCCGAAGTCGTCGCCAATAGCGACCGCGGCTTCCCCTGGCAGGCCTCAATCGGCTGCACCATCGACAAGACGGAGCAGATCGACGCCGGCGTCGATGTCACCGTAAACGGCCAGACCTTCACCGGCCCCATCCTCATCGTCCGCGCTTCCCGCTTGGGCGAAGTTTCATTCGTCGCGCTCGGAGCAGACGATTCCACCATCGCCCGCATGACTGCGGCAGCAGCTTCCAACCAACCACAAGGACACGACATCATGGAATTCTCCGCCTGGCTCAAGAGCCTCGGCTTCGATGAAGCCTCCCTCTCCCCCGAACAGATCGCCGCCTTACAAAAGGCGTACAACTACGAAGTGGAGGCCGCCAAGGCCGCCGCCGAAAAGTCCGCTGAAGCTCCCGCCAAGGCTACCGCCGCGCGCAAGGAGCTGGTGACTGCCTCCAAAGAAGTCACCCGTCTGGAAGCCAGCAAAATCGGCAAGGTCGACCTGACCACCTTGCCGAGCCTCAAGGCCGCCCGCGAGGAGCACGCCGCCGAAGCCCGCCGCCTGAGCGCCATCCGCAAGCTGTGCGCTGGCCTCGATGACGACACCGAGGAGAAGGCGATCCGCGAAGGTTGGAGCGTCGAGAAGGTCGAACTCACCGTCCTGCGTGCCAGCCGCACCACCGGCCCCGCGATCAATCGCGGTGCGCCCGAGCTGACGACCGACATCCTGGAAGCCGCCGTGCTCCAGGCCGCTCGTCTGCCCAACCTGGACAAGCTGTGCTCCGACAAGGTACTCCAGGCCGCTCACACCCGCTTCCGTGGTCGCCTCGGCCTGCAGGAGCTGTTGCTCGAAGCCGCTCAGGCCCAGGGCTACACCGGGACCAACTTCCGCCGCGATCAGGGCGGCGTCCTCCGTGCCGCTTTCGGTCAGCTCCTGGCCTCCGGTGTCAGTACCCTGGACATCCCCGGCATCCTGTCGAACGTCGCCAACAAGTTCCTCCTTGAAGGATACAACCAGGTCGAACAGGAATGGATCAAGTTCGCCGGCATCCGCAACGTCAGCGACTTCAAGACCGCGACGAGCTACCGCCTCAACGGTGCGCAGACCTATGAAAAGGTAGGCCCCGGTGGCGAGATCAAGAGCGGCAAGCTGAGCGATCAGAGCTTCACCAACAAGGCCGACACCTACGGCATGTTGCTCTCTGTCACCCGCCAGAATCAGATCGATGATGATCTCGGCGCGCTGACGAACGTCCCGATGATGCTGGGCAATGCTGCCGGCCGCACCATCAACGAAGTTTTCTGGGCTGCGTGGCTTGATGACGCGGCGTTCTTCACCTCCGGCAATGCCAACTACATCAATGGCGGCACCACCAACCTGAGCATCGACGGCCTCACCCTGCTGCGGACCGCGTTCCGCAAGCAGAAGAACGCGGACGGAAAACCCCTGGGCGTGCGTCCGAAGTTCCTGATCGTGCCGCCGGAACTCGAAGACACCGCCAACGTGCTGATGTCCTCGCAGGAAATGCGCAACACCAGCGGCAAGGACGTGGTCGACAACCCGCACCGCGGCCGTCTGGAAGTTATCACCAGCGACTACCTGACCGCGGCCAAGCCCTACTACGTGGCGGCCGACCCGCGCCAGATCGCGGCTATTGAGGTCGCGTTCCTCAACGGTCAGCAGTCGCCGACGATCGAGAGCGCCGACGCCGACTTCTCAACCCTCGGTATCCAGCTCCGCGGATACCACGACTTCGGCGTGTCGAAGCAGGACTTCCGCGGCGCGGCCAAGTCGAAGGGCGAAGCCTAAGCCAGCGGCCCGATTGGATGACAAAGCCCGCCCGGCGTCGTGCCGTGGCGGGCCTTGTCGGCACTCAAACCCATCACCCATTCAAGGATTTTCATCATGCCCGAAGCCAGTTTCGTCCAAGCCCGCAGCCCCCTCGACTACACCCCGGCGGGCGCAACCGCAGCCGGCGCCGTGGTCCTGCTCCCCAACGGCATGGCCGGCGTCGTTTCCACCGGCCTCGCTGCAAGTCAGTTGGGCGCCATTCAGACCGAAGGCGTCTTCGATTTCACGGCCGCAACCGGCGTGACCTTCGCCGCCGATGAGGCGGTCTACTGGGACGCCAGTGCGAACACCGCGATCAACGTCGCGAACCTCGGCTCCGGCGACTTCCTCCTCGGATACGCCACTGCGGCCAAGGTCTCGGGTCAGTTGTTCGTTCGCGTCAATCTCAATGCCGCGAGCAAGGCCCGCCAGCACAAGACGATCAGCACCGCTACGACCCTCGATGTCTCGGATCTGGACTCGACGATCTTCGTCAACACCCAGGCAGCCGCCGTGACCGTCACCCTGCCGCCGTCCGCCTCGTGCGTCGGCCGCCGTCTGACGTTCATCCGCGCGGGCACCGGCGTCAACGCGATCACTCTCGACGGCAACGCCTCCGAGACCATCGACGGAATCGCGACTTATGCCGCGATGGATGCCATCCGCGACACCGTGACCATCGAGTCCGACGGCGCGAACTGGTTCATCGTCGCGATCCGCGTCGTCTGAGCCGACGATGCCCAGCGCGTTCGCGGAGTACTTCAACGCGTCGGCCCGTCTCCTGCTGTGGAAAACCCACAAGGAGACGGTGGCCTTCCGGTACACGAACGCGCAAGCGACCCCAGTCGCGACCACCCTCGAAGGAGTTTGGAAACGGCTGAACCCTCGCGACGGCGCGGATTCAGACGGCTACGGCCTGACCACTTACACCGGTCTGGCTACCTTCGTGGTCAAGCGCGATGGATTCCCGGCAGATGCCAACGGTGACGCAGAGATCGAGCGCATCGGCGAGACGTGGGCCATCCGCCACATCGAGCCGCAGGACACGGACACCTACATCCTGCACCTCGCCCGCCCCGAGGCTGATGTGCGGATCCCCGGGAGGGGCAGATGATCGAAGCGACGGGCATTCTCTCGCGACCGCTCAACGCCTTGCGCCAGATGGTTGCCAACTCCACCGCCTTCCAGCAATGGGTCGGGGTGGAATCAGCCGCCGCCGCCCTTCCCCGCG